GAAAAAAATTATTATGGTTCTTGTCCTGAACTGAAAGAAGATGTAATTAAATATGGCAAAGAGTTCTTCGGTAGAGACATTATAAGTCTTCATAAGACAAAAGGTAAATGTAATTTTGAAGAAACAAGACAACTTTTTCTAAATAATGTACTGACAGAATCACTTGACTCTGGGGTTCCAGCATACTATAATAGCAATATTCTCTCTAGATATTTTCGGAAAGATTATTATGATGACGCTACTGGAACAAACTCTTAGAAATTCTCACGATTGGGCAATTGACCGCATACATACCTTGTGCGAAAATAAGAGTATTGAAGACGCTCATGCGATTCAGGCAGAGTTTAGTGAATGGATGAACCCAGATATTCCAGAACACGACATTTTTTCACTTGAGTACTTAGGAGAGGACTAAAAATGAGAGTAGATCTTCACAACTTTTTCCAATTTTACGACCCCAAGAATCCAAAACACGTTGCGGCAGTAGAGCAACTTGAAGTGGATTTGGCAAGTAAATCTCCTGATCTGATGGAGGATACTGCTAATTGGGTGAAGATTTATAGAACAAAAGCAGAACCAGTAATTCCAGGAATTCTAAATGTTCCTTATTATCCTCAGACAGATAATTACAGAGACGCTAATCGTACTTGCAATAGTTCTTCCTGTGCTATGTGCCTTGAGTATTTTAAACCAGGTACTTTAGTAGGAGCAAAGGGCGATGATGCCTATGTTCAGAAAGTATTCGCAGTCGGTGATACAACTGATCATTCAGTTCAGACCAAAGTTCTTAGTTCTTATGGAATTAAGTCTGACTTTAGGTATAATCTTTCATTTGCTGATCTTGACCGTGAGTTGTCTGCTGGGAGACCCGTTGTTATTGGTATACTCCATCGTGGTACTCTATCTTCTCCTACTGGCGGGCACATGGTTGTAGTGATTGGTAAGAAGGGCGATGATTATGTGGTTAATGACCCTTATGGTTCTCTGAATGATGGGTATACAGGACCTGTTACAAATGGTAAGGGTGCTGTATATAAGAAGTATGATTTGCAATATCGTTGGTTGGAGAAAGGAAAGGATAAGACTGGTTGGGGAAGAATCTTTGACGCAAAAAAGTGATTGAGACATCACAAATACCCGCTTGTGGTGTCTATCTTATTAAGGAGTTTGAGGGATGTCATCTTCATTCTTATCCAGACCCCCTGACTGGAGGACTTCCAATTACAATAGGTTGGGGAAGTACAAAGGATTTTGATGGAACACCTTTTAAACTAGGAAGGACTATTACTCAGAAGTATGCTGATACTTTACTTGATTTTGATTTAAAAAATAGATTCCTTCTAAAACTTTCTAAAATACCTTATTGGAGAGAGATGAATGAAAATCAACAAGGCGCAATTCTTAGCTTTGCTTATAATCTTGGCTCTGATTTTTATGGAAGCTCTGACTTTAATACGATAACAAGAGTCCTTAAGAATAGAGAATGGTCCAAGGTTCCGGAGGCACTCAAACTTTATCGTAATCCCGGAACGAATGTAGAGAAAGGATTACTCAGAAGAAGAACTGCCGAAGGTGCTTTGTGGTCATCCTGAGTAAGGTTTAGCAATACCTTCATTTAACATTCTTTCATTAACGGTTACTGGGTCTCCCACAAAATAAAGAGTTCCAAGTATTCTTCCATACTTATCTTCTTTGGTTGTTTCAATAATCCACTCTCCTTCACGGGAGAGTTCTTTTTTTAACCATGCTTTTACTTCTGTTCCTTTTTCTTTTTCTGCTAGGTCTTTTGTTTTAGTTTCAGGTGCGTTAATACCTTTCAAACGAACTCTGTGAGATAAGGTGATACCAAATCCTAAATCAATATCAACATCAATAGTATCTCCATCAACTATTTTTTTGATGGTCTTAATTTTATACTGATACATTTTTTGCTCCTTTTTTCCAAATTCTACGAATTGCCGAACGAACTTCTGGTGGTTGTTGTTTAATTTTTATATTTCGGTTCTCGTTAAAGAAACCATCATTGGTTAGTAATCTAATGAGGATGATTATCGGAAGAATTGTTTTCTTCATTATCCCAGATAAGAATTTTGTATATACACCAAATAACTCCAATCAGACCAACACCTAATAATATATTTACACTCCAAACTACTTCACTCATTTTTATTATCCTCAGGTTTTCTCTTAAGGTCTGCTTTAAGTGCGATGATTGTTGCAAGTAAAGACATCAGAGTTTGAACGGATTCTGAAGTATTATCATCACATTTACTGGGTGGTTTTGCTCCAGTTTGATTGAATGCTTTTACCAGATAAAGATAATGAAGACTTGTCATTACTTTGAAATTACATATCACATAATTTGTAAATGTCATTCCCACAATTGACGCCGCCACAAAAGCAACTAACATAGGAACAATATTGTCAAGTGTTGGATATTTTAATTTCATCTCCCTTCAGTTTTATGAATCCAAGTTTTTAATTCATTCAAGTATTGTCTCAACATATCTGCTTTTTCTAGATGCCATTTATCACCACTCTTGAAGTACTCTTGAGTGTGATTATCTATTGCCTTCAATGTATTATGTATCGGCGCGTTCCAAGGCTCACGAATAGGAGTATTCCATTCCCTTGGCATAATACCTCACTTTTTCTTACCACCATTCTTTGCTTTTTTCGCAGTCGCATTACCTTGGTTTTGCTTAGACTGCTTTCCGCCAGCCGATCCTTTTTTGCCTTTGTTTGCTGACTTAGACATTAGACTAACTTATAACACGTAATATTTATGATTTGGATGGTTTACCGAACACTTGACAAAACCTAAATATTAACTTATTATGAAGAAATCTCCGTTATGAGCGGAGTAATCGTTATGAGTCTGTGACTGTGACACCTAGAGCCGTGGAAGATGCCCTTTGAGAAAAGGGTGGACCCCTCTTCTATACGGATGCCGAATTCAATTTAACTAAATGCTTAGAAACCTAACAAATGTGACCGTAGCTCTTTTAGGTGCGGTTGCAACATCAGCGGCAACACTGCCAGCACCGAGTATGGCAACAACTTCAGCACTACAAGCACCATTTGCAATTGTTCCTGAAGGTCCTACTCAAGAGACAGAGACCAAAGAGGTTGTTCCCGAGAAACCTAAAGTAAAACGATTAGTTTGTAAAGGATGTAATACTAATGAGTCCCGTACTCTGGAATTCTTACAGAAACGAGGAATCACTGACAAAAACGCCCTAGCAACCATTATGGGCAATATCCGACAAGAATCTACCTTCACTCCTAATATTTGTGAAGGTGGTGCTAGAACTTCCTATCCTAACTGTGGTGGGGGGTATGGTCTTATCCAATGGACTAATGCTCCTCGTTTTTATGGACTAGGAAGACACGCTGCTCGTATTGGTGCTAATCCTTCCTCACTGGATGCACAACTTGACTATATGCTGCACGAAGGTGATTGGAAGATGATTGAACGCTATATGAAGACCCCTGGTGGGTCCATTACTCACTACATGCGTCTTGCAAGTAAGTGGATTCGTTGGGGTCATCACGGAGCAAGAACTGACTTTGCTTATGGTTATGTAAATAAAATGGTTCTTACTGAAGTTTGATAATACATACAATTAAATAAATACTGAGGAGTTCTATACTCCTCTTTTTTTATGCCTGAAAATCTTCCACAAGAACCAGAAAAAATTGTAGATATTGCATCAAAAGCAGAATATCTTAAAGTTGATACTAACTTGGGAGAGGTAAAACTTAATTCCCATAACTCAGTAGAACTTCAACCAGACGGAACAATATTCGGCACAAAAATCAAAGTAGAAGAGAACGGAAATATCACACCTACTCTTACGCTTGATACAAAGAAACTAAGAGAATCCAAAAAGAATATAGATACTAAGCAGTTATTGGATGATGCTATCGATGACTTCTGGGAAGGGCAAGAGTGAATTTCATTATGGCAGAAAACGATATGACATTTTTCATTATGTAAAGGTGGGTCTTTTACTCAAAGGTTCTATAGATTTGATTTCTATGATTCCTGGAGTAGAAAAGAAAACCGTGTTTAATGCCGTAGATAAAATTCAACAAAAACTGGGTATTGAGGCATTAAATGATTATATTATCAAAGACGATGAACTTGTAAGATATAGGATTGAGCGAACATTAGACGAGTCAATTGAAGACTATGAAAGAAATTCCTGAGTTTGGATTTAAGATTAGAATAACTCCAAAACGTTCCTTGATTGCTATTTTGATAGCATCTTCACTTGCGTTTTTGACTACCAAGTGTGGAATGTCTAAGCAGGATGTCTTGAAGTATTATAATGAACTAAGAAAACTTATTAAATGGGATTTGCCAGATAGTATTATTGATGATATTGACAACGAACTTAATGATAAAATCAATAATGACCCAGAACTTCTCAGACAAAAGATACAAACAGAAGTTGATGGTGCGATTAGAAATTATGAACTTGAGGAAGAAAGAAACCGAGTTATTAATATGAAGAACAAAAACATTCTAGAAGAAATCAACAAAGACAAATATAATAAACTTCAAAAGTTGATTGTAGAGAACGCAATCTATTATGAATTTGCTGATGGAACTATGGGTATTCGTGGTGCTTGGGTTGCTCCAGACCCCCGTGAAATACTCTTAGAGTAAGTTTTTGTATATATAAACATATCCTATTTTATTTTGGAGATTATCATGTCCGTATCACAAGAACTACTGAGTGCTGTTGAAGCGTGGAAAGTAGAAGACGAAAAGTTCGCTGCTGGTAATAGTGCCGCTGGTACTCGTGCCCGTAAGGCACTTCAAGAGATTGCCAAACTGGTCAAGACCCGTAGAGGCGAAATCACAGAAGAAAAGAATGCTCGTAAGGAGGCAAAAAAATGACAGAACAGCAAGAACATCTTAAGAATCTTCTAGAGCAAAGAAATAATCTAGAAAAACAAATAAATCAAAATAGAGAACTTTTTTGGAAAGTTCAAGGTGCTATCGAATATTTGACACAAACTGGAGTTACTCTTCCAGAACCAGAACCCGAAACGAAAGTAGAAGGTGAAGTTGTAGAAGAAGAGGCTTGACTCCAAGACCTGACTGCTCTATAATACTCTCATAGGCAGCGGGGGTCCAAACTTCGCATAAGTCCTGCCCCTCCCAAGCCTCTCAACGATGCTCAAACCTGGAGGGTTTTGTCTTGGTAGCTCAGTTGGATAGAGCATCTCACTTCTAATGAGTTGGTCGGGGGTTCAAGTCCCTCCCAAGACGCTTGGGGATTTATTCTC